CCGGCTGCTGAGGAATGGTGGTTGTTCCGCAAACCCCCTATCGGAACCATCGCAGCCAACGTACTCGAACACGGAACGGGCGGGCTTAATATCGGGGCGTGTAGGGTGGGGACGGAAGGGGCGACTAAAAGAAGCCACCAAGAACCGTATGGCGAGGGAGGGCGAGGCGACCAAGGTGGATCACAGAACTGGAGGACGGGCCACAAGATTGAAGATATAAACACCGGAAGGTGGCCTGCCAACTTCATTCACGATAACAGCGAGGAGGTGTTGGCGTTGTTTCCTGACAGCGACGGCAGCGGCTCCGCAAGAACGCTTAATCGCGGCCAGCGTGACGATGGGTGGGGAATGGCAGACGAGCCAGGGCTATTGCGTGACGCAGGCACCGGCAGCGCGGCACGATTTTTTTACTGTGCTAAGGCCAGCCGCGACGACCGGGACGAAGGGTGTGGGGCGTTGGACGAGAGACGGTGCGGATCCATGCAAGCCACTCAGGATGGCTCGATGCTTACAGGCAGCGGCAACGAAAGAACAACACAGCGAAGGAACACGCATAGTACGGTCAAACCTACCGACCTAATGCGTTACCTATGCCGACTTATCACACCGCCAAACGGCATCGTCCTAGACCCTTTCACGGGCTCAGGATCGACCGGCAAGGCGGCGATGGCAGAGGGCTTTCGGTTCATTGGCATCGAACGCGAAGCCGAATACATCGAGATCGCTCGGGCTAGGATTTCCGCTGAGGCTCAAAAGCCAAGGCAATTGAGTTTATTTTGACCCAAAGAGGCTGGTCCACCTCGGCAAAGGTGCTTGCTATCTACCGGCAAGAATCCCGCCAAGAGGAATTTCCTCACGGACTGGTGCGCGGTACGTGCCGGGTTTAATCGGCCCAAACGACCGTTGGTAAAGCGGGGACTAACCTCCGACCGCTTGCCCCGGGGCCGTCCGTTCTAACGGGCGGGCGGCTCTTTTACGCTCCGAGTGGGGCGGTTTTAACTCGAAAGGAAATGAAATGGCATCAATTAAAGACGTAATCGAAGGATTGGAAATACTTGCGAAAACGGCAGCGGTCCCGGTTTTTCTGGCCGAGCAAGGATCGACCGATAGGCGACAGGCCCATTTAGGCGGCGCGAGTCACGATGTTATTCGGGGTCCAGAAGCGGACCCGAGCGAAGAGGATAAAGCTAGGCTGGATGAGCTTGGGTGGCATTTCGACAACGAGGCGGATTGTTGGGCGCGGTTCGTTTAGCGTGGCGTTGGGTTGATTGTTAGTTGGTAACTCGAAAGGAAATGAAATGGCAGAATCGAAATTTACTTCTGGGCCGTGGTTGGCTGAACAGCACAGAGACTGCGGTATTTTCCGCATTAAAGCAGGCGAAGAAAACATAGCGTCGCTTTCGTTTTGGAATGAGTCAAACGAAGAAGCCAACGCCGAACTTATGGCCGACGCTCCAAGGATGCTGGAGGTGCTGCGAACACTTCACGATTTCGCTTTGCCTTTGCGATACAGGGGGCTAGCCGAGACGTCCGTGCAAGCATTCGCAGACGCAAGGGCCTTACTCGAAAAACACGGCGGCTAGATTATTGTTCGGTGGTTTTAACTCAGGGTGAAACAATGGAAAAGACTTGCGTAATTAGAGGCGAAGGATTCCGGCTAAAGGCGTTCCTAAAGCAAGCTGGTTTTACATTCGACACGGAGGCCAAAGTATGGTTTCAAGTTGTCGAAGTGGACGACTCGGGCAGGGCAGCGTTCAGTATTGAAGGCCAAGCAACCGAGCTAATGAATACGGATGAAATCAAAAACATTCTTGAGCTTCAATTATGGAAACCCAAGAAGATCGAAGTTTCCTTCGAGTAGCGTATTCCAAAGGATTCAACAATGGCTATAATGATTGCGTTGGTTGCTACCCAACACAAAACACAAACAATCCCAGCCGGTTTCTGTCGGCGCGTCTGCGCCAGGGGTAGCAGCCTGAATACCGGCTGGGATTTTGCCACGGAAGGGTCAAGCTGCTATGGCCGGTGATTGGATACCAATGCGTCTGGATTTGTGCGACGATCCGGCGGTACTTGAAATGGCCGACATAATCGACCAGCCCGATGAGTACGTAGTAGGATGCTTGCACAAGGTTTGGTCTTGGGCGTCACGAAATTGTCACGATGGGACCGTGACAGGTGTCACGATTTTGTCACTGTCGCGAGCCGTCAAGCTTCCGACAGCGGTGGCAGCGATGGCAAAAGTAGGCTGGTTGACTGAGGGCAAAGGCGAGGACGGAAGGCCGTTTATCTCTTTCCCGAAGTGGGAAAACTGGCTTTCCAAGTCGGCCAAAGCTAGGCTACAGAACTCGATGAACCAACGAAACGCAAGGGAATTGAAGGAATTGGAGGCGGCAAAAGCGGCTAAAGAGCGTCACGATTCTGTCACTGCCTTGTCACGGTCTGACAGTGACAAAACCGTGACTACAGAACAGAAGAGTACAGAACAGAAAAAGAAGGAAGTAACTAAAGTTACTTCTTGTCCGAAGCCAGCCAAGGCTGACCCCGGACCGTTGGCCGATCACGGTTTCACCCTATCCAACGGAAACCTATGGAGGCCAACAGTAGCCAAGATCCACGAATGGCAAGCGACATTTCCGATAATGGACCTGGATGCTCAATTGCGACTTGCGGGCCAGTGGCTCAAAGACAACCCGGCCAAACGCAAAACCGAAAAGGGGATGCACCGATTTCTCTTCGCTTGGCTCGAACGGGCGCAGAACAGCAACAAGGCCTTGCCATTGTTCCAGCCGAACCAAGCCCCCAAGCGACCTGACCCTTACGCCAACTGCCCGAGGTACTCGTGAGTCTTGATAAGCAAATCGAAATGACCCTCCGCGATGAGGAATTCTTGGTCGGCGGCTTGCTGGTCAAGCCCGCATCGATCTACGAGGCTTGCGAAGTCGTCACAGCAAGGGACTTTTTCTCCGATGGATTCGGCAAGGTCTTTTCGGCAATCCAGGTTTTAAGCTCGATGGGAGTACCGCTAGAGCTTGCAAACATTTGCCAGGAGCTACAGAAGGTTAAAGCCGTCGATGCGATTGGAGGGCCTGCCAAGTTCGCTGAGATGATTCGTACGGCAGTTCCGCACCATGTCCGATACTACGCCGAAGAGGTGGCGAAATGGTCCAGGCGTCGAAAGCTGGCGGTAATGATCGATGATTTTGCCCAAGAGATCCGAACCGATGTTAGCTTCGACCCGGACAGGATCGCGGATGAAATGTCCTCGGCGGCTTTGATTGTTGGCGATATGGGCAGCGACAGCCAAAAGGATTGCGAGCAGATCGTATTTGCGAAGATCGAGAAACTAGAGGCCCTTCGCAAGGCTGGCAAGTCTCCGGTTCTCAAAACTGGAATACCGGCTTTCGATGCGATGCTCATGGGCGGGATGCCTAACGGGTACATTACCATCGGGGCTAGGCCGTCGATCGGGAAATCGGCTCTCGGAATGGAGATAGCCTTGCGGGTGGCTCAGGCCGAGAAAGTGCCAACGCTATTCGTCTCGGTCGAAATGTCACTCGATGATTGCGGGTCTAGGCTGGCCCTTCGGGATACGTCCGCGACGATGCAAGATTTAAACTACCTGAGTTTCACGGATACCCAATTATCCGAAATGCTAGGGACGCTATACGCTTTTAAGGGAGTCCCCTGCGAAGTGTGGCATTGTCCAGGGGCGTCGATAGCCAAGATCGAAAGCCGAATCAGAACCGACATGGCAAAGCGCGGGACCAAGCTAGTAGTGATTGACTACATTCAATTAGTCAAGGCTCAAAAAGGAATATCCGACAGGCGGCTACAGGTCTCACACGTATCGAATGAGATTGCCCGAATGAGCAAGGCGTATGATATTTCGATCATATCGCTAGCCCAAGTTGGCAGAACTGCCGAAGGGCAAATGCCGACGCTAGCAGACTTAAAGGAAACAGGGTCTATCGAGGAAGATTCGGACGTCGTTCTGTTTCTCCATCGAGAGGGCAGGGGCAGCGAATCAATGACCTGCCAAGTCGGAAAATTCCGTAACGGTCGAATCGCAGCGTGCGATTTGAAAATGCTACGGGGCAAGGTTGTTGGGATGGAAGAGCGTAGCGGTAACTTTAATGATTTCTAGAAAGGTTTCGAAATGAACAAGCAGCAAATGGAAGACAGAGAACAATTCAGGCGGTACGCAGAGGCGGCGTTGGCGAGCATAAGGCTTACCGCTGACCTGTCATTTACCGATTGCGCAAGCCAAGCATTCTTGCAAGCCTCGGCAATGATGCGAGACGAGCAAAGGTTTTTTGAGGCGTATCAACTCGATGCCCTTTCGGCCATTGTTGACGATGAGCGAATCAAGCATGAAGGAAAGTAAACCAACACTACGAGCAACAATCCGAACGCTTCAACGTGAAGCTGGGAAACTTAAAAGGCAAGTTGAGGAACTACAGGCAAGGAACAAGGAGTTATTGAAATGCGTGAGACAACTGACAAACAAGAACCATCCAGCAAGGAGGGCGGGCAAGTGCAAGTAGGCGATACCGTTTGGGTTAAAGCTAAGGTGGCCGAAGTCGACAACGTTAGCGCAAGGCTGACAACGGAAGTTTACGGGCAGAGTTTTTGGGCGGCGAACAAAGAGTTTTCAAAAACAAGAATCGAGGTGCAAGATGAGTGAGAAATTGAAAGCGGGCGATAAGGTTTTGGTATTATGTAAGGTGATTGAACCATGGGAAAACCTAATAAAAGTGACGGGAAGCGGCGATGATAACTGGTTTTGGGCTGACCGGGACCACTGCCGACCCGTCGAGCCGTTCAACTCTCCGGAAACCCCGGATAGTTTGAGCGACCCGATGCGGGAGGCGTTCGAGGCCGATTTGATTCAGCAAATGGGGTGGAGCCAAGGTGATTTTGCCAGAAATGAAAATCATTATTTTGATTCTCAGGTTGAATTGATATGGCAAGTCTTCCAAGCAGGGGCTGAGTATCAATCAAAACCCCTAGCCCCTAGCCCATGTATGGATGGCGTAGATGCCGATCAGTTCATCGAGGGCATTATGGAGGCAAGGGGGCGAACTGGCGACCCCTTGGCGGTTGGCGATGCGGTGGTAATCGTCGAGCGTTCGCATAAATGGCGTGGGGTTCGAGGCCGAATCGTATCGGTTTCAGAGAGCAATGAGTATCCGCTGGAGTTTATTTCGGATTGCAGGAAGCGTCTCGGCTATTTTCGATCGTCAAGCATCAGGAAGATCGACCAAGCCGACCCCATCAACCCTTCGCACTACAAGCAAGGCGGCATTGAGTGTATCGAAGCGATGAAAGTGGCTTTAGGCGGCGGCTTTCTTGGCTACCTTCGCGGCAACGCGATAAAGTACCTTTGGCGGTACGACAAGAAAAACGGCGTTGAAGATTTGAAGAAGGCTCGATGGTACTTAGATCGACTGATTAAGGAGGTAGGCGAATGACACGCAAAGAATTTATCGAGTACCTTGAGGGGCTTCGCCTTGAAGCAATAACCCGAATGAATAAGATCATACCAACTGGTGACGTAAAATCAGCTAACTACCAGCTGGGTAAATCCGTTGCCTATCGTACCGCGATTGAAAAACTTGAAGAAAAAAAGGAAAGCGAAGCGGGCGAATGAAACTCAGGCAAGCAAGGAAAATCTGTCGGCGTGCTATGTGGGGCAGGAAAGCGGACGATTATCGCAACCGCATTAAACAAACGACCTACGCCAAGGCCCTTGACTGCGGCTATCAAATTGTTCGCAGGGCGATTAGAGCCAACCGCAAGCGACGAAAGGAGTTAGGCGAATGATCTACTTAGGCATTGACCCCGGGCCGGTCGAGAGTGCGTTTGTTTGGTGGGATGCTGTAGCGGAAAAGGTTATCAGGCTTGAATCGATTCCGGTGTTCAAGCTTGGATCGTTTGAGATCGGGCCGCTACTCAAGGGTGTCGACCACGTTTCGATTGAATGGATAGAGTGCTTCGGCATGGCAGTCGGTCAAGAAACATTTCGCACAGTGGCGGGCATTGGCTGGTTTGCGTCGCTCTTGTACGATCGCAGTTGGCACTTGCGGCTTATCCCGCGTCGATCGGTCAAGCTACACCTGTGCAATTCGATGAGGGCCAAGGATGCCAACGTCCGGCAGGCTCTTATCGATCGCTTCGGGCCGGTCGGAACCAAGAAGCAACCGGGCAAGCTCTACGGCGTGGCTACTCACTACTGGGCGGCTCTTGGCGTGGCGGTGTACTCGGCTGACGTGTTCGACCCGGGGCAGTTTTGGATCGAGGATCTACGGAACAAGGCAGGCAAATGACCAAACGCAAAAACATAATCCAGCCTCCCGAAGTATGGGCGGCGTGGTCCAAAATCGCCGAGTCGAAAGGCTGGACAATGGCCCGGTTCATTTTCGAGGCAGTAAACAAGCAATACGGGCTCCACCAAGAGCGACCGGGGCGAGGGCGGCCAAAGTCCAAGCCGGTGGCCAGGAAGCGGCAAAAGCGAAATTCGGGCCTCCGGTGATTGTCAACCCCCTTGACTGGGGATAAGATGTTGGAAAGGAGAAAAACCATGAACTTAGGCGAACTTGTCAAGAGCAAGCGATTTTGGGCGGCAGCGGCTACGATTGCCGTGGTTGTGTTGAAGGATCGCGTACCGCTCAGCGAAGATCAGATCCAGCAATTGGTTTGGGTTATTGGGGCGTGGATCGTTGGCGATTCGGTCCGACCCCTGCCCAAGCCCGATGAGGTGGCAAAGTGAGCCGATTGAAACTATCAGATCGATTCGCGGCACGCCGAGCGGCCAGGGAAATCTGGATTGCCAGCAAGACCGACGCCGAGCTAGCTAAGCTGGTCAAGCAGGCGGTTGACGGCGATGAGGATGCCCAAAAGCTTCTCTTTGCAACCCATCCAGAAATGCCAGTTGGCATCGATCCGGCTACGTTGTTTCTGCTTATCCAGATCGCGTTGAAACTCTGGATTTGGTGGCAACAAAACAAGATTGAAGATCCGACTGCGAAGACGATTCCTGGCGAACCGTTTGACGACGACGAATAACCCCTCGCCAACCCGAACTTTACCGATGCTAGGGGCTCGGTGAGTTGGCAGGGGTCCTAATTGGAGTGACGATGGCGAAGCAAAAAGACAACTGGATTCCTTGGGTCATCATTGGGG